CTTCGGCGGATTTTTCGGCTAATGGAACTAGTTTATGAAACGACCCAAACCAACACCTGACTTGAAGGTGCATGGCGGCTATCGAAAGGACCGCCACGCAGCCCGCCTAGACGTTGTTCCGCCTAGCGGATCGCCCATTTGCCCCGACGATTTCACTGAGCAGCAAAAGGAAATTTGGCAGAGTGTGGTCGAGCTGTACGCCAACCGTGACGCCCTCGGCAAGATTGACACAGCGGAACTCATTGCCCTCTGTGAAACCTGGGGGCTCTACCGGCAGTGCGTCGAAGCGGCCAAGTCGAGTCCCATCGACAAGGAGATCCGGTGCGCGACTGTTGCCTACCTGACCATCTTTGACCGACTGGCCAGCAAGTTCGGACTGACCCCGACCGCGCGAGCATCCATCAAGATTGAACCCAAGACAAAGAAAGGTGTTGCAACCCGCAAGCGAGCATGAAACCGACCGACGACACAACACGACTATGGATTCGCAACGAAGGTGACGAGCGAGCGGTGCGCAACGGCTGCCGGTTCGACGTGCTGCGCGGTGCGTACACGGTCTGGTGGATCGAGCGGTATTGCAAGCTGTACGAGGGCGAGGGCTACGCCGGGATGCCGGTCGTATTGCACGGCTGCCACGATTGTGACCACTCCGACTTCTATGCGACCGAGGAAGAATGGGAGTACGCAGATGGCACGCCGGGGCCTGCTCAGGCAATCCACTTAGAGCGGGCTCGCCTGTTCGCGGAGTGCATCGCCAACGGCCATCATGTCGATTGGCAGTATGAATGCCACATGCGGCTGTATGGCTGGGCAAAGTATCGAGCCAAGTGGCAGCGTGAGTGCCGCCGGTTCAGGCAAGGTAGCATCTGGATTCCGAAGAAGCAGAAGAAGTCCCCGAGTCTTGCCGCCAATGGGATGTACCTGCTGTGCGGCGATGGCGAACCTGGGCAAAAGGTATTCCTCGCAGCGAAAGACGGCGACCAGGCCCGCAAAAACTCCGCCAAGCACACTATCGAGATGTGGCTACAGTCGGAGGTGCTCCAAGCCGAATGCACGCTCAACCGCAGCACGCTACAGCTCACCCACGAGCCAAGTCGCTCGGTGATGTATCCGCTATCTAGCTCCAATGCCCGCACGCAAGAGAGTAAAGAAGGGCTCAACGGTTCGGTGCTGGTTGACGAAACACACGTCGTTGACAGGGCATTCGTGGACCGCATCAGCCGCGCGGGTATCAGCCGCAGCGAGCCGCTATTCCTTGAGTTCTCCACCGCCGGAAACAACCCGGATGGCTACGGCAAAGAGCGTTACGACTACTGCCAGGCGGTGCTTGACGACAAGATGCACGACGAAGAGTTGTTCACCGCCATCTACGCTGCACCGCAGGACGTTAGTGACCAGCAGTTAGAAGAGAACTTTGAGCACTACGCGAACATCGCAAACCCCTCGATGGGCCACACAATCGACCCCGAGGAGATAAGGGCCGACTACGAACGCTCGAAGTTCAAGCTAGAGAACCTTGCCAACTTCAAGATGTACCGCCTTAACATCTGGCAGCAGAGTAGCAATCCGTGGATCGACCAGACCGCATGGAAGAAGTGTGCCGCATCATTCACCGAAGAGGACTTGCTTGGCCGCGTGTGCTATGGCGGCTTAGACTTGTCGCTCAAGTGGGACACCACGGCATTTGTGCTGCTGTTTCCGTGGGAAGAGGAAGGCGAAGGCGTGTTTCGCCTGTGGCCCTACTTCTTCCTGCCTGAGGTGTCGGCCAAGGACTCTGGTGGCAAGGTGTCATGGTACGACTGGCAGAAGAACGGATACATCAAGATTACCGAAGGGAACGCAACCGACTTCCCAGGCGTTCGCCAGTGTATCTGCAACGCTCGCGACAAGTTCAGCCTACAAACCGTGGCCTATGACGACAAATTCGCGGAAGCGTTCGTGCAAGACTTACAGGACGAAGAGGGCATCGACTGCACGGAGTTCGGGCAAACGCCCGGCAACTTTGCGGAGCCTATGGGCCTGCTCGATAACGACATCGTGACGCACAAGCTCCAGCACCCAGACAATAAGTGTCTGAACTGGCAAGCAGGCAACGCGACGAAGAACGAGCGGAACGGGATGCTGATTAAGCCGAAGGGCGAGGTCACAAAGAAGATTGACGGCATTGTGGCGGCAGTGATGGCGCGGTGGATGATGGCGTTGGCGGTGAATACAACAGCAAGTTTCTACGATGAACATGAACTGGAGGCGTTCTAATGAACCTCGGCGATATTAGCACGGAAGTGATTGCCGGAGTGTTCCTACAGGAACGCCCGCAGCAACGCAGCATGGAAAATCCCAACCTGCCGCTAAACGACCCAGCGGTATGGGAAGAAGTGTTCGGCACGTCCTTCAAGGCCGAGACCGGCGAGAACATCACGCCCGAAAAGGCCATGATGTACGCTCCACTCTGGCACGCCGTCACGATGATTTCCGGCGACGTGGCCCGAATGCCGCTTCGCATCTATCGCCGCCGCCCCGACCTCGGTGAAGATGCCCGAGAGCGAGACCGTGGGCACCCGCTGTCCCGCGTGCTAGGCGTGGCCGCCAACGAAGAAACCGAGAGCGTCAAGTTCTGGGGCAGGTTCATGGCTCACGCACTGCTCTGGGGCAACGCCTACGCCTACATTGTTCGCGATGGCAGCGGCAGGCCCAGCGAACTTATCAACCTCTTGCCGGATCGCACGCAAGCGGAGCGAGTGAGCGGGCGACTTCTCTACGTCACCGAACTAGCAGACGACGATGGCCCCCGCCTGCACGCCCTCTTGCCCGAGGATGTGCTCCACATCGAAGGATTGAGCGTCGGAACCCTCGGCGGCATGACCCTATTCCGTATGGCCCGCAACTCCATCGCCCTCGGATTGGCTCAAGAGCGGTTCGCCTCCAAGTTCTTCCGGCACGGTGGACGTGTTGGTGGCATCCTTGAGTTGCCGGTGACCATGAACAAAGGAGCCCGAGATAAGGTAGAGGAAGGCTTTCGCCGGACTTATGAGGGTAGCGAAAACCCATTCAAGACGGTGGTGCTCCGCGATAACGCCAAGTTCCACTCTGCCCAACAATCGCCGCGTGAAAGTCAGATGGTAGAGGCGACTGAGGGGCAAACGCGACAGATCGCCCACTGGTTCAACCTTATGCCTTCGAAGCTGGGGCTATCCGATAGCGTCAGCTACAACAGCAAGGCCGAAGATAATCAAGCATACCTCGATACTACGCTTTCCATCTGGCTTACCCGCATCGCAGCCGCGTGCAACTTCCGCCTGCTCACGCCCGAGGAGCAAGAGACGCACTTCGTAGAGCACAATACCAGCGACCTGTTGAGGATGAACCTGCTGTCTCAGGCCCAAGCGTTCCAAATCCTGGTCACCGCTCGCGTTATGAACCCTAACGAGTGCCGCGCCAAGCTCAACATGCTGCCCTACGAAGGCGGCGAGGAGTTTGTGAACCCTAATACGATGACGAAAGGCTCTCCAGAGGATGAAGATGGGCCCGAGGAAGGCGACCCGGAACCCGAAGAGGATGAGGACGAAGAGGAAACGCCAGCACGCTCGCAAAACTTCCTGAGAATGCTATTTAGCGTGTCAAACAGTGCGAGAGAGAAGGCGAACAACCCTAAAGCTATGCTTGCATGGGTAGATCACGGAATGAAACGCCACAAAGATGAGTGGAGCAAGATTTCGGGCGGTGAGGAGTTCCCGTTTGAGACGATTATCGCAGACCTGAACAGGAATTTACAAACTTGGACCAATGACGAACTCTCGCAACGTGTTGACGAGTGGTGTGTGGTCCTGGAAAAGGAGCTATCAGCATGAAAACCGAACGCCGCATGACGCCAACCGCCGACATTAAGGTGGAAACCCGCGACGATGGCCGCCAAATGGTGACCGGCTACGCCGCTGTGTTCCATCGCAATGACGATCCTGGCACGCAGTACAGTCTCGCGAAGGACTTTGTAGAGCGAATCGCCCCGAGTGCGTTCAACCGAGCACTTGCCGACAAGCATGATGCCCGAGCGCTGTTCAACCACGACCCCAATCACGTCCTCGGAAGAGTTGGAGCAGGTACGCTCCGGCTCTCCGTGGACAACGTGGGGCTACGGTACGAAATCGACCTGCCCGACACCACGACCGGCACCGATGTAGGCAAATCCATTGCCCGAGGCGACCTAACGGGCAGTTCGTTCGCTTTCCGCGTGACCAAGCAGAACTTTGAGAAGGGTGACAAGTTCGATGTGCGGAACATTGAGGATGTGGACCTCTTGGACGTGGGGCCGGTGACCTATCCGGCCTACAAATCGACCACGACCGGCATCCGCTCCGGTGAGTGCGAGGATGCATTCGAGGCTCGCGATAGGTGGGCTGAGGCACAAAAGCGAGAGCGTGAATTTAGGTTTCGCGAGCTTGAACTTGACATGGCAAAGCGAAATGCATAGATTTTAAGCGTCCGATAAATCAGATCGTGGAAAGAGCGGCGTGAAGTCAGCTTCCACTTGGCACCTTCAACTGTGCCGGTGGTGACTGGCTTTTTTCTTTGCGCTACCGGCTTAACCGGGAGCACGAAGATGAGCAAAGACGCCGTTATTGAGCAGCATCAGCAGAAGAAGAACCAAGCCTTCGCCGCCCTGGCTGAACTTCGCAAGAAGGACGACTTCAACGCGGAAGATCAGCTCAAGTGGGAGGAACTCAACAAGGCAATGGACGACGCCTCGGCTGCAATGGCCGCGCGTCAAGAGGAACTACAAACGGTCGCCGCTCGCGAACTGGAATTTCAGCGACGCGAAGCGGAAATGAAGGCATCCAACAAGGATGCCCGTATCGGACCAGACGAGACGCGCCGCCGGGAAGCTGACCCCGAGCAGAGCGCCAAGCAGGCGGAACGCCGCAGCCTGCTCGCCTTCCAAGCGTGGGCACTCACCCAATCCAAGATGGAATTGCGGGAGGAGCACCGCGAAGCGTGCGAAACGCTCAAATTCAACCCGCACGCGAAGGAAATCCCCTTCGTCCCCGCCGGGATGCAGTTTCGCTATGGCGATCCATCGTTCTCCTGCGGTGGCGTCCAAGGCCCGCGTGAAATTCGCGCCGGTTTGGACGTGGCAACCAGCGGAGCCGGTCAAGAGACCATCCCAGAAGGGTTTATGGCCAATCTGGAAAAGAAAACGCTGGCTTATGGCGATGTTCGCCGTGTGGCCCGCGTGATTCAGACCGCCTCCGGCAACGATATGCCTTGGCCGGTTGTCACTGACACCGCCAACGAGGCCGCCATCCTTTCGGAAGCGACCACGATTGGCACCTCAGTGGACCCGACCTTCTCGGCCATCACGCTCAAGGCGTTCAAACTGAGCAGCAAGCCGGTCTTTGTGTCGTCCGAAATCATGCAAGATTCGGCGTTCAATCTCGCCAGCGAACTGGCCGACATGATCGGCACGCGGTTCGGTCGTGGTGAAACGACCTATTTCACGACCGGCACGGATGGCGGCACGCAGCCTCAAGGCATTGTGGCCGCTGCTGGCACCGGCGTGACCTCCGCAGCCGCGACCGCCTTCACGGCGGACGAGCTGTTCGGGCTGATTCACTCGCTCGACCCGAGCTATCGCGCCTTACCGTCGTGTGGCTTCATGTTCCACGACACCGCCCTCTTGTACATCCGCAAATTCAAGGATGCCAACGGCCAGTACCTCTGGCAGCCTGGCATGGCGATGGGCGTACCTGACCGGATTGCCGGTTACCCATACGCCATCAATCAAAAGATGGAAGCCTTGGTTTCCAACGTGCCTGTTACCGCAAAGAAGCACGTCCTCTTCGGCGCGTTCGAGAAGTACATCATTCGTGACGCCGGTGGCGTCCGCATGTACCACCTGACCGAACGCTACCGCGACGTGGACCAAGACTGCTTCGTGGCCTTTAAGCGGGTGGACGGTCGCGCCCTCAACGCGGACGCCATCAAGGTGCTGTTGCAATCCTAATGAGAGTTGAACTTTCGACCACGCTGATTTGGCACGGTTACGAGTACCACAGCGGGGACCAAATCGAACTACCTGACGAACTGGCGGCTAAATACATCGCTGCCGGTTCGGCTACCGAGGTTACGCCGCCAGTAGAGACGGCGGCACTGCACACACAACCCCATAAGGGACGCAAAGATGGCCGGAACGCGACAAGGCGGTAGGAACCGCGAACTTATCAACACCACGGCCAGCCTTACGCTTGGGCCAAACGACATCGGCAAGACCGTCAGCAACTACGGTGCTACCGGCAGCGTCACAATCACGCTTCCAACCGCAAGCACGGTAACGCCGGGCGGTGATGTCATCGTGCTTGGTGCAGCCGACCAAGACCTGCTGGTGAACTGTGCCACCAATGACACCATCATTGGCAAGGGCGATGCCGACCTGGATTCTGTCGCGCTGTCAACGTCGTCCGAAAAGCTGGGTGGCGGATTCATGTTCACTTGCCTGGGTGCTGTTTGGCACTGTGCCTACCTGACCGAAGAAACACAGACCGTCACGGCGGTGGACTAAGGAGCATAAGCAATGCCAGCAACCTCAACTCTGCAGCCAGACCGCTATCACCGTGGCGATACGGGCGACTTCCGGCAAGTCGATTCCAGCGGCAACGATAATGCGGTACTTGGCTGGGCCGGTGGCGTCGTCTACCGCACAGTGGCCGCCGGAACTGCCCTCACGGCATCCGATACCGAAACGCTGCTTGGCAGTTTCAGCATTCCAGCCGACACGCTGGTTGCTGGCTCCGTTATCAAGCTGCGGTATCAAGGCATTGTCACCGCGAGCAACAGCACCGACACGCTGACAGTCAAGGTTTATATCGGCGGACTGGCAGGCACGGCGATTCTCACCGGAACCGCGACCGATGCCGCTAACAGTGACATTTTCGAGGGCGAAGCCCTGATTCAGATTCGCACCGCAGGCGAGTCCGGCACGTTCGTGGCGGTTGGTTCGCATGTGGACGTGCCCGAGGCAAGCGGAACGGCGGTTCGCGTTGTGGAAAGCCTTGGCTCGACCGCGATCGACACGACCGCCGCCCAAGTGGTTGGCGTGGCCGGAACCTGGAGCACCACCAACGCAGGCAACTCCTGCCGCCTCGACATCATGGTTGTGGAGATCTACTGATGGCCCTCCTCGACCGAATGACCGTGACGGTAGTAGCCGCTGGCACCGGCGACGAGGCCGGAGTAGCGGCTACGCCGAACATGCGGCTAATGGGCTACAGCATCAAGGAAACGGCGGGAGCGGTGGCTACGCTGTCCCTCTTGCACGGTGCGTCGTCCGCAGGCACGGCACTGGCTCACGAAAACTTCGCCGCAGCCGCAAGCACAACGCGATGGTTTGGACCGCAAGGGCTTCCATGTGCATCCGGCGTGTGGATCGAGCGACTAACCGGCACCACGGCAGTCATTTTGTACACAAAGGTGGTTGATTGACCTACGCATTGAATCAGTACGCGCTGAATCAAAGCACTGCACCGACCAGCCACCCCATCACGCTGGACGAGGCCCGGCTGTATTGCCGCGTGACTGACGACATCGAGGACTCGCAGATAGAGGGCTACATCGCCGGAGCGGTGCGGCTAGTGGAGGAGTTTACAAGTCGCCAACTGATGACGGCGACCTGGGATTTGTACTGCGACCGATTCCCGAGCGGAGCGGAACCGATTTGGCTACCGCGTTCGCCAGTGCAAAGCGTGACGAGTATCACCTACCTCGATAGCGACGGCGTGAGCCAAACATGGACGTCGTCAAACTATCGAGTGGACGTATACAGCGAACCAGCCCGCATCAACCTGGAATACCAAATCGCCTATCCGGCGGTGCGGTATGTGAACAACGCCATACGGATTCGGTTTGCTGCGGGGTACACCACGGCGGCGTTAGTGCCTGCGGGGCTCAAGAACGCCTTGCTGATGCTGATAGAAGCCATGTACGTCCGCAAGGATGACGTGTTTAGCGAGACCGTGCAAAACGTGCTGATGCCATTCGTAGTTGGAGATGAGTTCACATGCTACGGGCAGGCGAGTTACGGCATTTAGTGGAATTGCAGGAGGACACGCGAACGGCAACGCCTGGCACTCGTGGAGAAGTGGCGGAAAGCTGGACGACGCGGGCGAAAGTGTGGGCCAACATCGAACAACTCAACGCCAACGAAACCCTAGCATTCAACCAGCAATACGCCTCGGCATCGCATCGAATCACAACCCGCTGGCACAGTCAAGTCAACCCGACGCCCGCGTGGCGCATCAAAGCAACACTGAACGGCAAGGCACGATACTTCCACATCGCAAGCGTCGAAAACTTCCGAGAACTCAATGAGCACTGGGTGTTTATTTGCGGCGAGCAAGTTCCGGTTCGGGATGGTGACAGATGAGCGTGGCCGAAGATTTTGTGACATACCTCAACACCGAAGCCAGCGTGACCGCTGTTGTCAGTACACGAATCGCCCAAGCACCCGCACACATTCAATTCAAGCTGCCTTATATCGTGTTCAGGAGAAGAGGGCGCGTCGAACAACTAACACTTGGCGGCGAAGGCGGAGTTATCGAGACGGAGCTGGATGTTGAGTGCAGGGCGGCAACGCTAGACGCAGCAGAGGACTTAGCCGACATCCTTCACGGCCTGCTCAATGGCGAGCGGGGGACTTGGGGAGCCAGAACGATACTCGGCGTGTTTGTGACCGACCAGGATGACGAATACGAGTTTCTCCCGCCGGGGTCAAACTCAGCAGAGCAGACAACGACCTTATACGTGCAAATTTTTAGCCGCTAAAGGGGCAAATACATGTCAGTTTCAGCCGCATTTGTCAGCACGCTGACGATTACCGAAACGTCTACCGATACGCTCATCAACTCCAGCGACAACTCGATTAGCTATCTGGGGCCAACGCAGTCATTCACGCTCAACAGCGGCTCCTCGCCAGCCATTACCAAGATGGCAGCCTTTGAGCTATCGATGACCGCCGGAGCGGCCACGATTGACATGCAGGCGTTGACGGGGGCCCTTGGTGCGGTTGTCGATGGCACCGGCCTCAAGGTGCAGGCCATCAAATTTACGAACAAGGCGACCAACGCCAACACGATCACGATTGCCGAGGGTGCGAGCAATGGCTACGAATTGCTCGGCAACGGGTTTACGTTCACTCTGCCTGTCGGCGGATCGGCTTTGTTCTACTTACCAGAAGGTACGCCGGACATCGGCAGCAGCACGAGCGAAATGGATGTCACCGGCACCGGAACGCAGGTACTCCAAGTTACGATGGTCATGGGCTAGTGGCAATTAACGTCCGAGTTACCGGAGTCAAAGAAACGCTGGCGAATGTTCGGCAGTTGCCGAAGCGATTGCGGAGGAAATCCTACCGCGTGGCACTGAATGCAGCGGGTGGCGTGTTTAAGCGAGAGGTAGTCAAGCGAGCACCAAAAGAAACAGGACTAATGCGGCGGTCGATGGGCGTTAAGACTGCCGTGCCGCGAGACGAGAAGGCGTCGTGGGTAAAAGTCGGACCACGGCGCGGATTCAAGCAGGCAATCGAAACAAACAAAAAGGGCAAGCTCAAGCTTGTCGCGAAGAAAACGGAAAAGCTGCTGCCAGCCGGAGCGTTTGCGAAGTACCGAAACCCAACGCGATACACCCACCTTGTCGAAGGCGGGACAAAGCGAGGGGTCAAGGCTAAAGGGTTTATGAAACTATCCGCCGCGCTCAAGCAAACCGAGGCGGTCAGCAAGATGGAAAGCAAACTGCGGTCAGCCGTTTGGGATTACCGCAACAACTAGGAGCATGAGCGATGGCCAATAAACTACTTGGGCTGGGAACGGTCCTCAAGGTGGACGAAAACGACGACGCGACCGGCCACACCACGGTCACGCTCGTAATGAACATCACCCCGCCCGCTCGCGAGCGAGAACTGATTGACGGCACCTCGCTCAGCGACACGCTCGCGACCTATGAGGCGGGCATTGAGCAGCACAGCGAGTTTACCTTTACCCAGTTCTGGGAGCCGGGGGACTCGCAGCACGAAAGCATCGACACGCTGTTCGGTTCCAAGACGGCGGTTGAATGGCAGATCGTTTACACCAACGGCACGCCAGAAACGGACGAGTTTGAAGGCTTCGTGTCACGCCTTGGCCCGCAAACCATTGAAGTCAATAACCTTGTCATGCGTGAAGTGACTGTGCAACGCAAGACGGCGATCGCGAGGAGCTAATGAGTAGTTTTGAACGCCTGAAAGCCGCCCAGGAAAGCCGCAAGCGAAAGCTGGAAATCGACGGCGTGGAATTGGAAGTAGTGCCGCTATCTGCCGCACAGGCTCAACCGCTTGTGCGTCAGTTTGCCGACACCAAAGACTTGGCCGCCGACGATCCGCGACTGATGGACCTGTACGTGGAGCTTATTGCCCGCTGTGTTTGCGAACCGGGCACGACTGACCGCGTGTTTGACAGCGACGAAGGGCGGGAACTGATTCGACAGCTACCGATGGGGCACCTGTTCGAGATGGGCTTTAGCGCGGCAGAAGTCTGCGGACTGGGCGGCCCGAAGGATGCTAAAAAAAACTGACCGATGAGGAACTGCTAGCCTACCGCGTGTGCCAATCATCTGGTTGGCGATGGGCGTCACCAAGAGAACTATGGAACTCACTGACGTTTGAGGAATGGCTGGGGATTTGCCGCTACAGCAACCAAGAGCCGTGGGGAGAACTCAGGCAGGATTTACGAATGGCCAGCGTCGTCTCTAACCTCCTGGCAGCATTCACGAAGCACGCGACCGACACGCCGAACTTGATTTGGCCTTACGTGACAACGCCCGAGGATATGGCCGACGAAGCTAACGCCGTACTCGCAGCAGCAAAGAAGATAATGCACGATGGCACGCTCGCTCGGAAACATGGTGATACACCTGGGGCTTGATTCCAGGGGAATGGTATCGGGGGCACGACAGGCAGAGGCTTCGATTTCTACGCTTAGTGGCCGAATCTCCACAATGGTCACGGCAGCCGCCGGAGCTTTGGCGGCACTTGGAGCAAGTCGCATTGGTGGCTGGGGCATTCGATTAGCAGCCGAGGCGGAATCTGCACAGGCGGCGTTCTCGGTGCTTGTCGGCAGTGCCGAACTGGCAACCAAGACGCTAGGCGACTTGCGCCAGTTTGCGGCAGAATCGCCGTTTACCTTTTCTGGCCTGCAAAGCAACGCCCGCACTCTACTCGCGTTCGGAATCACCGCCGAAGAATTGCTCCCGACAATCAAGATGCTAGGCGACATCAGCGGCGGCAACGCTCAGCGGATGGAAATGCTTAGCCTGGCGTTTGCTCAAATGTCCGCCGCTGGCCGCCTGATGGGCCAAGACCTGTTGCAGATGGTCAATGCGGGCTTTAATCCCCTGCAACAGATTTCAGCAGAGACCGGCATCAGTCTTGTAGACCTGAAAAAGAAAATGGAGGAAGGGGCGATTTCGTCTGACATGGTGCGAGCGGCATTCCAACGGGCAACTGCCGAGGGCGGCAAGTTCCACGGCATGATCGAGACGGCCAGCCAAACGCTGTCAGGCCGATGGGCTCAGTTAATCGGCCAAGTCGAATTGCTCGCCATGAAGTTTGGCAACGAACTACTCCCAGTCTTAGGGCGCGGCATCGACGTATTGAGCGGACTGGCAAAATGGGCGAACGAACTAGACGCCGCTTTTGTGCAGAACACAATCCAACTTGTCGCGATGGCTGCCGCCTTTACTGCCACGATGATGCTAGTGCCGCGAATTATTACGCTTGTCGGCACGCTCATTAAAGCCTTTCGCGCGATGGCAACCGCCCAGGCTATCGCGATGGCATTTGGCGGCCCTGCCGGTTGGGCTGCCCTTGCTGTATCACTTGCCGTGGCTGCGGGCGCCGGCTGGGCGGTAAGCAAGATGTTCGACGAGCAATCAGCGTCGATTGTGGCCACCAACAAATAAGCCGCCAAGGCCGTGGAGCAAACCGAC